TTTAATATCTATTTAGATAAACAAGGAAATATTTTTTATGCTGACCACGGTAGCGGCGGTTCGACATACACGTTTTCGGGATTGTCAAATTCTACTGTTACGTTACACACATACACCATTTCCGACACCGATATAACCGTAAACACTTCAGTCAAAATGTATTTAACTGACGAGGGCGACGTAAAGGCTCAAAACAAGGCGAACGGCTCTATAACGGTTATCCGTGACACCGTGCCGACAACCTCAATACCTTACAAATACGAAGTCGAGCAGACAAGCAACGAGGGGCTTTTCGAGGTCATAAACAGTTATGTGCCAAGTGCTGGCAAGTGGAGCAGTTCTGTTCAAACAGTAGGAATAACCGCTGGACGATATGAAATATTGTATGGGCAGGCTTCTAATTATGCCGAGGGCGCGGTTTATATCATAGATTATAATGGGAAAGAAACGTTTACTATAAACTGTCAATCGTGGTCAGTCGCCACAGTTGTTAGCGGCAACTTGAATATTTATACGTATCGCATAAAAGTTGAACCACTTGACGGCGGCGGTGGCGGAATATTGACTATAAGTCAAACAACGTCACAAATAAAGAGCGGCGGGACTATTACAGAAGTTGGAACCGAAAATCAATCTTTCAAATATCGTAAAATAACTAATTAAAAGGGAGAACGAAAATGTTATACAACAAAAATCTTAAACGCATAAAAACAAGTGCAGACTGTATCACTTGCGAACATTTTGACAACACTACAAAACAATGCAAAGGGCTGGACATAGTCTGTTTTGAAATTAAGGCTGAAAGTTTAGACGACACGCAAAGATTGATTGCAGAACTTGCCGAACTCAAAGACAAGGTAAATCAACTTGTCGAAGTCGTAAACAAACACACGGACGACATTGCGAACTTATTCAATGCAGTCGAACAAGGCGAATTTTAGCGTGCTACCGCTTAAAAATCTTAACGCTCTCGTCGGGTAGCAACGGCACGGGCAAAGGAGTATTATATGTATAGTTTATCACTTACGGCAGAACAAATCGACCAACTTCGCAACATTGCGGCAGTGGGCGGTAAATGGCTTATGGCGGCGTTCACGGCTCTTGGCGGACTTGCGGGCATTGCGAAAATTATCACGACTTTTGTCGCACGAAAAAAGCCCGTCAAACTCTCGAACTCGGATTATCAAGCAATCGCTAACGCTATTGTTGAAAAGACCAACGGCAGTATCGAAATTGATATGACTTCCGAAATCGAAAAAGCGACACGCAACCGTCTTCAAGCAGTTGAGAACATCAACGCCGAACTCGTAAAGACTTGCAAACAACTTGTCAAATCGCAAAAAGCAATCGCAAGTGCCGTGTCGGACTTTAAGACCATATCAACCTCGGCAAGGGACGAACTCAAAGAGAGTATGAAAGACCTTGAAAACGGGCTTGTAGCGGTCGAAACGCCCTCGGTCGATAAACCTATCGTCAAGATTGAAAAAGTGGCGGAGAACGAAAATACGCCCTTGTATTAAGGGGGTATGATATGAAACGGAACTATAAAAGTATTTTATCCGCTATTTTGGAGTACATTGTGCTTATTGCGCCGACTGCTGGGTATGCGATTTATTCGTACACAGATACATTGCAATATACGATGAGTGCGAACTCGAAAGGCTTTTTTTGGACACTCATAAGCCTTGCAATTTTATGTGCGATAATCTACGGCATTTTTAAGCAAAAATATGACGAGTATCTTAAAGGTTATTACCAGCACAAAGCGGACTTAAAGGTTACGGAAAACCCGTCGGAGTTGCTTGTAAAGACCGTGGCGAAAGAAGAAAAGATTGTGTCGAATATCCGCTACATACCGATTATGTTTTATCTTTTAATGGCGTTGGCGGTTTTGTCGGCTTTTCAGAATGCGATAGAAAAGTTGGAACTCATCATCGAAATCATTGCCGCGAGCGTGTTCGGGAAAGTATCCTTGCATTGCATTACGACAAGTTTAAGGGAAGCGGCAACTGTTGGGGGTGAAAGCAAATGAACGTCGAAAAGAAAAGAGTGGCACTTGTTGGCAGTCGAATAACGATAAACTCGGCGATTGCTATGTGTATCGCTGGTGCGTTGATTTTGACAAACTTTTTCATTTTCAACGGCATTGAAACCGAAGTATCAGGAAAGGTTTTTTGGATACAAAAATCTGTAATGGCGGTCGCAACCTTTGTGCTTATGGTATCCATAGCGAACGTTACGGAAAACATTATGCTTATAAAAGACAATGATTTAATCGACCGTCTTAACGCGCTCAATGGTCATTATCAGACGATTATGAAAAACTCTGAAACCGCTGACCTCGAAACCTACATTGAAAACTTGAACAAAGCGAACAAATATAAGAACTATATTTATAAGTGGAAAAAGAAATTGCGCTTTGCAAGCAGGTTTAAGAAGTGGGGAACGCCAGAAAGACTTGAACGCATAAACAAAGCCTTGACCGTTACGGCTGACGAACTTTGGGAAAGCGGACAATATGTGTCGTTTCACCGTATCAATTACAGTCAAATGGTTAGCGGAACAGTAGACATTTCACCAAACGAAGATGAAGAAGATTTGAACTCACATAAGGTTCGTTACGGCTTCAAAAAACTGTTATGGAAAATTTTATCACTCGCCGCGTTCGGTGGTTTTACAGGGCAATTATTATACTCGTGGAACGACTTTAACAGAGCAATGATTATCCCGATTATCTTTCAATGCGTGACGATTTTAATTTCGCTCTATTCAGGAATTTGTTTCGGTTGTGCAATGAACGAACGAAAGAAAATTACTCTGAAACGCAAGTTAAAAATCTTTTCGCAATTCAGGTATAAGATGAACAACAAGGTCAACGGCGTGGCGAATTTGGACGTGGAAGTCATCAAAGATTTGGAAGTCGAAAGGGCGAAAGAAAAATCGAACAACCCTGTCAAACGGACTTTTGACGACACGTTCGGGAGCGGTCTACCCGTAAAGCCTGGCGCGTTCGTCGGGAAACTTGTTTCATCTACAATCGATATCGAAGCGGAAAAAATGTCCGCTAATTAAAGACAAAACCCTCGGCTTTCGTCGGGGGCTTTATCTAACAAAGGGGAAATGTTTGTCATCTCATTGTTTGGTGACAATGGTATTATATCACGGTTTTTTCGCCTTGTCAATACCAAACCAAACATTTTTTGCGTTTTCGGGCAATTTATCACGTTCGGCGGACTTTATCTCTTCAAAAGAACTCTCCGTCGATTGCAGGGCTTGTTTTATTTCTTCGATTTTTTTCTTGTCGGTAACAATTACATTTTCGTTCATATTTTTATTGTATCAAAAAAATTGAAAAATTGCAACAAAAGTGTTGACAATCGCTTAAAAAGGGTGTATGATATAAGAGTAATCGGTATTCGGTGAGTGATAGCATTGAACATCGAAAAACTGAATATCGGTTATCCAAAACCGCTTAAACAACCCCGACTATCACTTTAAGGGAAGTTTAGGCGGTTTTTTTATACAAAAAAAGGAGCGTGAATATATGGCAGACAAAAGGTATTTTTGGCTAAAACTCAAAGAAAACTATTTTGATAGCCCAAAAATCAAAAAATTGAGAAAAATTGCTGGTGGCGATACATACACGATTATTTATCTTAAACTGCAATTATTAAGCATTAAAAACAACGGTTATATCGAATACGAAAAGATAGAGCCGACTTTTCAGGAAGAACTTGCGCTTAAACTTGACGAAGATGTCGAAAATATAAGTGTAACGATTTCTTATCTACAATCGCAAGGTTTAATAGATATGAACGAAAACAACGATTTCTTTCTTTTAGAAGCAAGTAATAACATAGGTAGCGAAAGCGAAAGTGCTGAAAGAGTTAGACAATTTAGAGAACGAAAAAATCAAAAAGCGTTACAAAGTAACGATTGTGTAACGCAAGTGAAACAAATCTCTATATCTAATTCTAATTCTAACTCTATATCTAATTCTAACTCTAATATATTAAAAGAGAAAGAAAATAAGAAAGAGAAAGAAAACACTATTGACGATATTATAAGCAAACAAGATGAAAAAATACAAAGTCCACTTAAAGAATATGTAAAAATGAGAAAGGCAATCAAAAAGCCTATAACGGAACACGGTCTTGAACTTGCGATTGCGAAACTTAATCGCTTATCGAAAAACATAAACGAACAGATTGAAATAATAAATCTATCGGTGATGAACAGTTGGCAGGGTTTGTTTCCGCTAAAAGAAAACGAGCAAGTCGAACCGACGGAAGAAACGAAAGAACAAAAGATACAGCGTGAACTTTTGGAATTGCGAAAAGCAAGACCTGACCTTGCGAATTATACCGACAAAGAACTTTTAAGATATTTTTAAGGAGTAAATTATGAAACGAGATAAAAACTTATATCTATTGGCATTAAGGAAATACGAACGCACGATGACCGACGGCGATTATATAAAAGACGATGTGTTGTATTGTGCGAACTGCAACACGCCGCGAGCAATGCCTGACCTTATCGACGAAAACGGCAATCTTATAATGTGTGCTTGCGAGTGTCGGGACAAACGAAACCGTGAAATCGAGGACGAAGAAAAGAAATGGGAAATATTGCAGAAAATCGCACGGCTCAAAGAAATATCGTTAATGGACGAGAGATATTCAAAGGTGAGTTTTGTTGCGAGTACGAAAGGAACGGCGGACTTTGAGAACGCAATGGGCGAGTGCAAAGACTATTGTACGAACGCAAGACAAAAATTTAAAGACGGCAAAGGACTGTATATTTACGGCAAGACGGGAATGGGCAAAACGCATATATCAGCGTGTATGGCGAATGACCTTTTAGAGCAAGGTTTTAAGGTCAAGTTTACGAACATAAACCGAATTATTGACCTTATTTACGAAAACGACAAGGCTGAACTGCAAGAAATTAAACAGTGCGACTTTTTGTTTTTGGACGATTTCGGCAAAGACGTTGTTATGAAAAACAATCAAGACACGTGGTTACAGTCGAAAATCTACAATGTAATCAACGACCGATATATCGGCGAAAGACCGGTCATAATCACGTCGAACTGCACTTTGAGCGAACTTATGAGAAAAGGATATGACGTTGTTACCGTTGACCGCATAAGGGAAATGTGCGAGCAAGTTGAAGTCAAGGGGGATAATTGGAGATGAACGAACAAATAGCATTATGGGATATTGACGAAACACTTACAGATTATAAGACAATCAAATCTACCGATTGGAAATGGAATATGGCGACCGATTATCCTGAAAAAAACGGGCTTACTGCATTCTCGTGCTTTGCGTGCGGCGGTGGTAGCACAATGGGATATAAATTATGTGGGGTTGACGTTCTCGGTTGTTGCGAAATAGACAAGAAGATGAACGACGTATATGTTGCAAATCATAAACCTAAATATAATTATCTTATGGATATTCGCAAATTCAACGAACTTGGAAACTTGCCCGAAGAACTTTTTAACCTCGATATACTTGACGGCTCACCGCCTTGTACGACGTTCTCGATGGTTGGCGAAAGAGAAGATAGTTGGGGAAAGAAAAAGAAATTTCGCGAGGGACAATCCGAGCAAACTCTTGATGATTTATCTTTCGTGTTTATTGATACAGTTGCGAAATTTCGTCCTAAAACGGTCATTATGGAAAATGTCGAGGGGCTATTATTGGGCAATGCATATAAATATATTGAAAAAATATATGCCAAATTCAGAGAAATAGGATATACGGTGAGGCATTGGCTGTTAAAGGGCGAAGATATGGGCGTTCCGCAAACAAGACATAGAGTATTTTTCGTCGCAACAAAACTTAATTTTGACTTGTCAAATATTGACCTTACATTCAATTATGAGCCGATTACGTATGGGGATATTATGACAGGACAGCATGCTGTTGAGAATGGAAAAAGGGCAGAAGTTGCAAAGCTGTCAAGTAAAGAAGATAAAGACCTTGGTGACACAATGAAGAGGCTATATAATAAAGATACATATTTCACTGAACGCATTGTTTATAGAAACAAAATATGTCCTACACTTGTTGCAGGAGGATGTGATATATGGATTGAGAATTGGGGAGCGAAAATTAACCAAAATGAAATCATAAATGCACAAACATTCCCGCAAGACTATAATTATTGCGGGCAAAACCCTAAATATATATGCGGTATGAGCGTTCCGCCGATTATGATAAAAAGACTTATGACAAGGCTCATTGAGAGTGGGTTATACAGTTATAAACTCAATAGATAAGCAATGCGCCGTCGGGGCGGCGGCGGAGTAAATAAACAAACAAAATAAAATAACACCCTTAGTTGAGAAACCGCCCTTTCTCGACTTTACAAAACAACATTAAGAACGCTTATGCAAAAAGGGTATGACATAGTTACAATTGACCGAATAAGGGAAATGTGCGAGCAGATTGAGGTTAAAGGGGAGAATTGGCGTTAAATCGATTTATAAGGAGTGAATCATGATTATAAAATGTAAAAGATGTGGGTTCATAAATCCCACGGAAGTTGAAGCAAATAACAAGATATTAGTTACACAAGGCTTGTCAATCGACGAATTAAGCAAATTATGGAAATGGTATTATAATATTCCATCTTACGAGCCTATTTATCTTGCAATGCCGACAAAGTTATATAATTCGGCGCACCAACGCTTTAGTCCATCGTGTAAAAATGTGGCTGAATTATTTGGGGAACAAAACATAAAAGTAGTAGAAGAAAACTTTTGACGGTTTATAAGGAACAAATATAAAACAACTTTACAAAACAACAAAGAGGTGATATAATGAGTAAATCGAGAGCAAACGAATTATTACAAGACTTGCACGCTAAACTTTCCGCAAATTGGAAAGGTAAAGAACGTTTTAACGCAGAACAAGCGGTTGAAATGTGTCGGGAGATTGTTTATGAATACGATAACTATAATTGTAATCGGGATAACGCTGTTGATAGTGTTTCCGATGTTGGCGAATAATGACTGATTTCGATGAAAAGTGGAAAGAATACCGTAATCGGGCGATACAGGCGTTAGGAACGGCGATTGTAATCACTTTGATAGTTGTTGCGAACATAGGTCTTATAGCGTGCATAGGGCGTTTGACGGCGCAACAAACGAAGTATCTTCTGTATGCACAATGCGGACTTGTGGATATATTCGGGTGCGTGGGAATGATACACTGTTATCATTATTTCGACAAATGGAAAGGGGGTGAGAAAAATGGACGTTCTAAAAACAAAGGACGGCAGGCAAATTCTGATAATTCCGTCAATTCGGAAAATCGGGGACAGTAAGTGGGCGGTTTATTTTATGGAAGATGACCAACTTTACACCGCTATCTACTACACCGAAGAAAAGGCACGGCACAGATACGAAAACGAACTTGAAAAATGCACTCAATGACGGGTGCGTTTTTTTATGAAAAAAATATTAAAAAAAATATGAAAAAATGTGTATAAATGGTTTACAATCGCTTAAAAAGGGTGTATGATAAAAGTATCAAAAGAAACAAAGGAGCAAAAAATGGCAGATTTAAGACAAGAGCAAGAAGAACTGTTTAAGAAACTTATACAGTTGAATGTAAACGAACATACGGAACTCAAAAACGACCTTACTTACTTATCGTGGGCGTGGGCGTGGCAAGAGTTTTTGAAAGTGTGTCCTGACGCAACTTACGAAATCAAGCAATTTGCGGACAAAGACGGTATTTTCCATTGTTATCAATATGACAAGACTTTGGGATATATGGTATTCACGAGCATAACCGCAAGGGGGCTTACAAGGGAAATGTGGTTGCCCGTAATGGACGGAGCGAACAAGGCTATGAAAGACGAGCCGTACACTTATATTGTAGGCAAGGGGCAAAACAAGTTTGAAAAGACTTGTGAAGCGGCGACAATGTTCGACGTAAACAAGACCATAATGAGGTGCTTGACGAAGAACATAGCGATGTTTGGTTTAGGCTTGTATATTTATGCGGGCGAAGATTTGCCTATCGAGTTGGGCGAGCCTATCACGGACAAGCAAAAGAAAAGATTTGAGGAACTTGAAATCATTGTCCCGAACGTGCTTAAAAAGTTTAGGGTAAACAGCGTTGACGAACTCACTTATCAGCAAGCGGAGTATGTAATCAACACAAAGGAAAAGGCGTTAGGAAAATGAGAATAGAGTTGGAAGAAAAAGGACATATCTATTCGGTCAACGGCGACATTGCGAGCATATCGGTTACGGAACTTTTAAGGAAGCACGGACTTGCTCCCGACTATTCGGGGGTGAGCAAGGCGAAATTAAGGGAAAGCGCAACAAGGGGCAAGGAAGTACACAAAGACCTTGAAAACGTGCTTAACGTGGCGAAATACGAGCCTACAACGGCGCAAGGCAAGCACTTCAAAGAATGGGTGGCGGAAAACCTTGATTGCGGAGTGGGTGAGCAAATGCTTGCGTACGAACGGGACGGAATGATTATTGCAGGGACGGCGGACGTAATGGGCATAGCGAAAGACGGGACTTTGATTATCGGCGACCACAAGAACACTGCAAGTTTCCACAAAGAATACGTATCGTGGCAAGTGAGTGTTTTGGACTACTTCGCAAGGAAGTTGGGCGACGAAAAGGTCAATGGCAAAGCGTTGAAATGGAAAGGCGCGAAAACCTTTTACTGTTTCCATTACGAGCCGAAAAGCGGCGATATGACGGTGGAAGTGCTGGACAAGGTAGACGACGGCGAGATTGAGAAATTGCTTGACTGCGAATACAACAACACGACATACGAGCGCACAAGTCTGACGATTGATAAAGACTTTGAAAACCGCTATTTAGAGGCGGAAAGAAACTTTATCGCATTAGAAGAACAAGCGAAAGAAGCGCAAGTAAAGCGGGACGAATTAAGGGCTGAACTCTTGACACTTTTTGAGCAACAAGGCATAAAGAGTTGGGACAACGGCAAAGTGTTGGTAACATACATACCGCAAACGGATAGGTTGAGCGTGGACAGCAAGAAGTTAAAAGAAAGTTACCCGCAAGTTTACAGCGAGTGCCAAAAACTAACAAAGGTGAAATCACAAATTCGAGTAACAATAAGAGAGGACGAAGAAAATGACAATTAGAGAACTTGTAGAAATCACGGGCGTGTCGAGAACGACTATCTACAAACTTTGCAAAGAATTAGGGTATCGCCCGTCGGTAGACGAAATTATCAACCGCGAAAAACTGGGCTACGTTAAACAAACAGGGCGACCGCCTATGTACAGGAGCAAGGAAGAATATGACGGAAAATAATTGCTATAAATGCCCGAACAGAACGGAAGCGTGTCACGACACTTGCGAAGTTTACAAGGCGTGGAAAAGCGAATTTCAACGCAAGGAAAAGGAAATCACGAAAACACGCAAAGCATACAACGAACTGTATTACAGGAGCAAGAAAAATGTATAAAGTCTTTTGTGGCAACGTGTGTTGCTGTTTCAGAAAGTTAAGCGACGCGGACTATTTTGCGCGGAAGAACGGCACGGTGGTGTTCGGCATTGCGAGAACAGAAAACGAAAAAGGAGTGAATGAAAATGGTAAAGAGTACAGAATTGACGGACGCGCTTTATGATTATTGGAGCGACGGTGAAAAGGTGGAATTCCTTGAAGCACTTGACGGGGCGATTGCCGAGATAGAAGAATTAGGGTTTGAAACCTACGCAGGGCGCACGCTTGCGAAACTCAAAGAGATGCGAGAGTATTGCAAAGAAGAAATCAAAGAAAACGCGGAATTCGAGGGCGTGTGTCCTGATTGCGGAGCGGATTTGGAATATGACGAGAAAAGCGGAAACTATGTGTGCCACGAGTGCGGTTGGGGTGGCGGGTATGTGCCTACCGAATACAGATACGGAGATGGCGACTGAACTTCCGACCGATTTAGGAGAATGTAAAAATGAACAATAAACAGCGATACGCGATTTTGAAAAAGAATAAAGAGCAGTGGTTGAAATACTATTCGATAAAAGACGAAAGCGGAATTTACATCCTTACGAGATACGACGAGAACGGCTTTAAGTTTGCATATGTTGGACAAGCGAAAAAGGTTTTAACACGGCTTGCAGAACACCTGTCGGGGTATCAACACATAGACCTATCGTTGAAAAAACACGGTATCGGCTCGGCTTTCATTAAGGAAGATAAATGGAAGTGCGAGAAAGTCATTTATTGCTCCGAAGAAGAATTGAACGACAACGAGCAAGAGTGGATAAAGCGAGTACACAATTTAGGTTATCAACTTTACAATCATACGACGGGAAGTCAAGGGCAAGGCAAACAGGCATTAGGTGAACAAAAACCCGCAAAAGGCTATTACGACGGAATAAAGCAAGGGCGCAAGAAAGTAATCGACGAAATCAACAACCGGCTCACAAAGGGCGATATTCGGCTTGTAATCGAGTGTCCGAATAAGCGCAAGGAACAGCACCTTGCTAAACTTATGGAACTTTTAGGGGAAAACGACGATGAAGATACGGAATACAGCGGAGATTGTTAAAGAGATTTTGGAGCAAAAGCCGAGAGCAAGAGATTGCGATTTTGTGCTTTACGGGTTCGTTCTAAACAAGTACGGATATTCAATCAACATACCATTCAACGAGTTGGCGAATTTAGTCAAGGCGGAAGAATTACCGAGTATGGAAACCGTCGGACGGGCAAGGCGCAAGGTTATGGAGCTCTACCCGTCGTTGCGTGGCGATAGTTACAAAGTAAGGCTGGACAACACAGTCGATTATATCGAGTTTGCACAGGACAAGAGCGTATGAAGTCAATAATCAAAGGCGACAAAGAAGACAAGTGTTACATTTGCGGTCGAACAGGCTGGATAGAACGGCACCACATTTTCAACGGCACGGCTTATCGGAAAAAGTCTGAACAATACGGGCTGACAGTCCACTTGTGCCACAGGTGTCACAACGAGCCGCCGAACGGAGTACATTACAATCAGAAGTTGGACGAAATCATAAAACAAGTCGGGCAAAAAGCGGAGGTGGAAGAATGACGAAAGCCGAAATTAAGAAAGCGTTGGAATGTTGTATAGCGGGCAAGTGTTGGAACTGTCCATATGTTAATATAATAGGTTGTCAGATAGAATTAAGAGGGCACACATTCGACCTCATAGCCGAGCAAGAAAAAGACATAATGCAACTCAAAGCCGAGTGTGCCTTGCTTGACGACGAACTGCGTATTGCGAGGCAGAACACAATCGACGTGCTGAACAAGTTGAAAGAAAAGTCGTATGTAAACGATTATTGTCGAGAAGTAGTCGAAGTCGAGAAAATCGACGAACTTATAAAGGAGTTGGCGAAAAAATGAAATCAGTTTTAATATCAATTAAGCCTAAATGGTGCGAGAGAATATTGAGCGGAGAAATAAACAAGAAATGCGAAAAAATAATCAAGGAGAATAAAAAATGAGAACAATTGAAATCATACTTATATTGTTTAATGTGTTTCTTTTGGCGTGGATAATCGGGGTGATGATAATCGACCTTAAAGACGCGTTAAAGCAAAAGACGAAGAAAACGCTTTTTGTAAACATTTTGAAAGAAATGGAAAAGTTGCATAAAGACGGACACGAAGCGAACTTTATTTTGGTAAACAGCAAAAACAAGATACCAGACTTTGACAGAGTTTTGGGAATTCCGATTGAAATGGCGGTATTGCCGAAAGGAGTACAATTTGTGGTAGCAGAAAGAAAGGAGAAAGAAGAATGAACAACATATCAATATCAGGAAGATTAGTACGGGACGTAGACCTTACGGAAACGATAAACGGCGTGCCGAACGCGAGATTTAGCGTAGCGGTACAAGACGGCAAAGACAAAGTAGACTATTTTGTGTGTGTAGCGTGGGACAAAGAAGCAAAGTCAATCGCAAAGTATTTCAAGAAAGGCAGTCCCATTGAACTTTACGGCTCGATGAACAGTTTTGTTACGGACACGAGAACGAACTGGGCATTGACGGTAAGGGGCTGGAACTTTGTATTAACGAAGAAAGAAGAGGCGGAAGAAGAAACGCCGTTTTAAGGAGTGGGTATGTTGACGGACGAGCAACGGACGACTATTGAGAATAGTTTATGGGTTGTAAACACGGCACTTAAAAATCAAGGTTTATCGGGCGACGAAGATTTAAGGCAAAGCGCAATCTTGTATATGTGTATGTGCATTGAAAGGTTTGACGAAAGCCGAAACATAAAATGGACAACTTATGCTTACAAGAACGTTTACTATTTTATCAAGCGACAACACAAAAAGGAAACAGTAAAGTCTTTTAACGAAACCGCCCTTGACCTTGCAATGCCCCTTAAAGGCGCGGAAATGCCTGACTTCGACACAACTATCATAGAGCAACTAAAAGTCCGTTGTAACGCCGTAGAAAGGCAAATAATAGACCTCAACTTACAGGGCTATGGACAAAAGGAAATGATACAGACAATCAAGTGTACTTATCCCGTCTTACATCAGCATATCGAAACAATCAAAAGCAAGGCTCGTCAGATAACCCCCCCTTAATAGCAAAATAATAAGGCACAAGAAAAAAGACCCCCCCCTTAATACGATAGGAAAAAATCGTTGGGCGGGGTTTTTGTTTTGGGGAAAAGCAAAAAGGGGGTGCCTTAATATTAGGGGACGGGGGAGAGTATATCCTTTTTGATATGTGGATATATGAAAAAAGGATGGACAAAGTATTGCAAAATTGTTGACGCCGTGATAAGATTAAGGCAACAAAACAAGGGCGGTAAGCCCGCAAAAGGAGTAAAAAAAATGAAAACATTACAAGAAATTAAAAAGGAAATTGAAACAACTCAGGACGCCAAACGCGCAAAGAGCGCAGAGCGCAACAACGTCAACGCCGCTTTTATCGCCGCACATAAGGCAGGCGACCGCGACGCGGCGCGGCTTACGTCGCTTAGAATTGAAACGTTACAAAAAGAAGCCGAGCGCATAAGCGCACGCGGCAAAGTACTAAGTAATAATTATAATTATGTACTTGTTGAAACGGGTAAAAAAGCCCTTGCGGAAGTTTTGAAAAAATACGACGGCAAAAAGCACGGCGAGAGAACTGCCGAGAAAATCCGCGACGAAATGCGCGAAAAAGGGTTTTCGTTTTATTTTTCGACTAATTATCTTACACAAATAAAAGATAGTATCAACATCAGCGAGCGCGGAGCATACGGACGCGGCGTGGAGTGCTGGACGAAAAACCGCGCGAAAATCGTTGACGAAAACAACGCAATTCACGCCGAAGCTGTCGCGGAAATCACAAACCCTAATAAGTATATCGATAATATCGAAAAATACTTGAATAAAATCGAGCGACTGACCGCCGAAACCCGCAAGGCATTTGACGTTGCGAGCGCAAAAGCGCACGAATTAAACGAAATCGCGGTTGAGGGCTTGAAATGGCGCGACTAACCGCGCAACCCGTCGCGGCGGGTAAAAATAGGGTTTAAGCCGCGAGCGACTGACGGTGAGAGCGTTTTCCCCGTCGGGGTACTACAAATAAAGGAGTTTTGAGAAATGAAATTAACAAACCCGAAAACTTTTGTAAAATGGTGCGAAAAAAACGGTTTTAGCCCGTGTGAAACCCTTGACGAGGCAGAAACGTGGGCGAGCGAGTGCGACGGCACATACGGAAGCGCAGATTTTGAAGTAGAAACAGGCAGGCGCAGCGATAGCGGGCGCGTCGAAACGATAGCGTTTGAACTCATTAAACCCGCGATTTATGGCGTTATTGACGGCGCGGGCGCGACCGTCGGGCAATGGTCGGAGAATACCGAATGGGACTATCCCGAAGAGATTTCGATTGAAAACGAAATCGCCGAACCCGTTTACAGATTTAGAGATTAAGGGGGGCGATGCAGTGCAAAGATTAAGTCTTGAAGAACTACAAAAAGCGTTATCAGATACGACAGACGACCGCGCAGAGATTGAGCGCGAGAAACTCAAAATCGCCCGCGAGCGGTTAGAACTTGAAAAGAGAAAGCAGAAAGAACGGGAGCGACAAAACAGGGTGAGAGAGAACGCTTCCGGACGAAAATCAGACGAGGGGTGGCAGTGGATTATTTCATTATCTATTACGGCGTTTATTCTGATATTAAGTCTTGCGTTTGCTATCTGGATTCTGACGAGGTTTTGAAATCAAAACATATATATTTATAAAGGGCTGAAAAAGCCCTTTTTTCGCGCCTTTTTTCGCCTCTTTCTTTTCTACCTTGTTATATACCCTATTCTTATCTCTCTATGCTTATTTTTATTATTTATTTATTTATTAGAAGCACTAACTGTAAGATAAAACTATAAGCATATTACTAGTACTTGCTTTTTTTAAGAAAAAGAAAAAAAGAAAAGAATTATGCTTTTCAGAAAAAAAGAAAAAGAAGAAAGAAATATATAAAGAAAGAATGAAAAAGAAAAAAAGAGTTTTTCGGATAAGAAAAGCAAAGAAGAAAAAGAACGGGCTAACGTGCGCGCGTGTACGTGTTTAGTACTATTACAGGCTTTTGTAGAAGAATAAGAACGAGTTTAGTTTTCTAAACAACGCTTTTTCACTTTAACGTAGTAAAGCAAGACGATAGACACTTTGTTGATTTAGTGCGCTAAATTGTTTAGTTTTCTAAACAAAGCCAATGATTTATTGCTTTATCGTACTAAACAGGCGGCGGACAGAAGTAAGCCTGTTTTGTTTTCTAAACAGCAGAGAACGGTTTAACGCTTTATCGTAGTAAAGAAAGCCTGTTTTGTTTTCTAAACAAGCCCTCACGCGCGCGCATACGTACACAGACCGCCGCCGACACCGTGAACCCGTCTATTATGGCGCATTTGCCCATTTGACGGCGTAGAACGGGGCTAAAACCGATTTTTATATCAAAGTCAAGTATTTTATCAACCCGTATATTTTGGTCGATTGTAGGGCATTGTAGGACGCACCCCCTACCCCCCCGAACGGGAGAACGGAGATTATGGGGGGCTAATTTTCCCGAGACCTATATTTTCTAAAAAGGTGTATAATAAGAATAGGAGGCAGAGATGAGGAGATACGCGTGTTTTACGATAGACGAGCAGTGCGCCTATGACAAGCTTAATGAGCGGCAGAAGAAATATGTAGATTTTCGTGGAAAGGGGTACGGGAAGGCGCAGTCTTACAAGATGAGTGGGTACACGAGCGGGAACCCGAGCCAGGCGGCGTACATAATGGAGCGCGAGAATAAGGTGTTGGCAGACCTTATAGCGAAGTTGACGACGAATAAGCGGGCGCGGGAGTTGACGGAAGACAAGAGTTTGTTGAACAGGCAAGTGGACGCGTTGGCGTTGCAGGATAGTGCGGAGAAACTTTTGCAGACGATAGACGGGGCGGACGGGGAAACGGCGAGGCGGATACAGTTTTATCGGGACATTCTGAACGGGAAGATACGGAGTTACAAGCGGACGACGACGAAAGACGAGAACGGGAAGATTAAGTCGGTGAAGATAGAAGAGATAGACGACGTGAGTATTCGTATTAAGGCAAGGAATGAACTGGACAAGATTTTGGGGCTTAATATGATGCCGAGCATAGACAACTTGCAGATAGGCGGGATAACGGTGAACATTGTTGACGCGAGCAAGAAAGAAGAGTTGGAAGACAGCCGAAATCAGGTCGTGTTGGACGAGAAAGATTTTGAGGTTGTGGACGTAAAGGAAGATGAGCAAGGAAGTAGTGAACAATGACGGGTTGTCGGCGTCGAATTTGCTGATACCAGATGTGTACAAAGAGATATTTTATGACAACTATCGGTATTTTGTGCTGTCATCGGGGCGAATTTCGGGCAAGACGAGTATTCTTGTTGCTATTTGGTGGGTGTTTATAAACAAGTTTCCTGACAGGGACATTGTTATTTTGCAAGCCACGGCGACGGAAATCAAGGACAGTATCATTAACGAGATAGAGAAGTTTTTGAACAATTCGGGGTATGATGTGGGCGACGACATAACGCGCGACTGGTATATTCCGAAGTCCCACGATAGGGTGGTACACAAAGGGCAACAAGGCGCGACGTACTTTTATCCGATTACGGACAGCAAGGGCGGTCAGCGAACAAGGGGTATTTCGACAAAGAACAAATTGTCGTTGGTGCTTTTTGAAGAGGCGCAAAAGAACAAGGACGCCAACGTGGTGGAACAGTCTATCGCGACGTTTATCCGACAACTTGACAAGTCGGCGAAAATGATAGTGGTAGGCAACAGCGAAACGGCGGGGCATTGGTTTATAGACTTTGTAAACGACAAAAGACAAGACCCCGAGTGGTGCTACATTTATGCGAACTGCTACAATATTTGGGGGCTGTTGAACGAACAAACGCGAAACTACATAGAGAACTACAAGAAAGTAAACTATATTGAGTTTAGGCGAATGTTTTTGGGCGACATACACGCAAGCACGAGCGACGTTGTTTTCCCGCAATTTACAAGGGCGAAAAACTACAAGAGAGCCTACGAGTTGGACGAGCATTACATTGTTACGCTGATAATCGGCATAGACCACGCGACAGCGAACGACACTTTCTTTGTAACGCCAGTTGCCATTTTGGACGACGGGACAGCGCAAACGCTTGAAGTGTGCTACGACGACCCCGAAGAAACTAACAGAACCCTTGCGCCCACGGAACAGTGCGAATTGTTGGACGAGTTTTTAGAGTTTTTAGACAATAAGTACGGGATAGCGTATAATCAATTACATACGATTTTGAGCGTGGACGGCGCGGCAAGCCCGTTTATTGCACAGTTAAAGCACTTGAAAAAGACTTCGCCACGAAAGAAAATGTGGAAGTACATAGACATTAAGGGCTTTACGATGAAGAAGAAAGATGTTAACTTAGGCATTATAAAAAACGCTTTTGCCTACAATGTGCTTACCATTATGAACGAGGGTACGACAATGTGGAACGGCGAAGTGAATAAACATAGACTTGCCAAAGAAATCGAGGCGCAAAGATATAAGAAAGGCAAACTTGACGCGTCTATCAAGAACGACGGTTGCGACAGTTTAGAGTACGCGCTTGTGCCTTATTACAGTAATTGCTACAACCTTTCTTTCCCGATACGAAAGAGAAACTACGAGCAAGAAGCGCATTACAACGACATTAAAAAGTTAGCAGGCTTTAAGAAATAAGGAGAAACTATGGAAGAAAAACAAGCACAGCAAATGGCGCAAGAAAAAACCGCCGACAATCTTATGAATATGATTATTGCAAAGACCTTTTCCCGACACGCTATGATGACCGAAGAAGAATACTTGAAAGACATCGGCTTTGACGGCGCGGGGAAAACCGAGGACGAGGCTGTTAGAATTGCGTTCCTTAACGTCCTTACGGAAACAACGAAACAACTCATACAAGCAAAACAAAGTTTCAGAAACGCAAGCGCATTGATGAAACTCTATTTAACAGACGATAAAAAAGGAGAATAATATGGAAAACAACGAAATCAAAGTAACAGGCGGGAAAATCGACAAAGAAGTTCTCGACATTATGAAACAAGACGACATTTTGACCGCTATTAGCGACCCCAAACAAGCAAATAGACTTATCCTTAACTGCTTTTGCGAATTTTTGAGCGAGATTAAAGGACTACGCAACGACTTCGATGAGTTTATGCAAATGATTTCCGTGTGTTCTTCCGACAAACTTGCCGATTTCTTTAAGGAACTGCAAAAGAATGTTGCCGAAGAAGAAGTCCGTCAAGAAGTTAAAAAGAAAGTAAGCCAAAGTCATAAAAAGGCGAAAAAATAAAGGAGAGTTCTTATGAGCCAACAAATTTTTGACATTGATACAGTGGGTTTCAACGATAACACGCTGGGCAATTATTTTGACTTTTATGTGAACAACACTTTCTACCTTTTAGCACCAGAGTATTACTACTCTTTCTATTCTATCTATCTTAATAGGTGTTTGGCGTGCTACGACGGGTGGGTGAACGGTTTTCATAACAAGAAAAGCGGGCTTGTCCCGCAAAGAATGTTGCAAAGCATAGCCACGGGGCTTAACAATATGCTTTTTGCCCACGGCATTGATTTTAGCGGCATAGGAGCAGACTATCAATTCGCTATTCAATGGGCGAAAAAAACAAAGTTTTACAAGGCGGTTAAAAAGGCGCATAAGTTCGCTATCGCTGGCGGAACGTCTTTGTTGAAACTCAACCGTTGCGACAAGGAACTCTACGCTTCCGCACATAGGATAGACACTTTCTTTGCCGACATAGACGCAAGCGGAAAAGTCGTAAGCGTGAAAGTCTTTTTCGACGCAATACACAACACGAACCCGAGCGGTATTAAAGAACATTACGGCATTTGCGAAGAAAGGTATTTCAACAACGACGGAAAACCTTGCGTCAAAGCGAGCGTTTATAAGGCTTCCGCAAACTTGCAAACCGAAGTCCAAAGTCGCCCGCAAAACAACGCTCAAAGAATAAACTGGAAAAATCTTCCGCCGAAAATCAAAGAGTATGTGAAGTCGCATTTTCCGAGCGTTATCGTGGACGAAGAACAATTCTTGCCGTTCCCGAACTCGTTGGGGTGCTATCTTCTCCGCTTTACGGACGATATACCGCAAATTCCTAACACGCAATTCGGGCAACCTATCGGCGATATTCTGTTTACGGAAAACTTCCAGTACGACCAAATGAAATACTTTGAGAAGAACGAAGTTGACCTTGCAAGGGCGAGAGCGTTAGTCCCCGAAGAATTTTGGAATAAAGACGACCCCGCATACGACGATAGAGCGTTAAGCGAAAGGTTTTATCAAAAGATTTCCAGCGTGAACGGAGATAGCGACAAAATCACGCCTATTCAGTTCTTACTGCGTGGCAACGATATGCGTACGCAAATGGAAAATATCTACAAGGACTGCTCGTTCAAACTCAATGTGTCCGCAAGTTCCATTGCCTCATTTTTGAGCGAGGGCGCAGGCGCAAGAACCGCTACCGAAATCGTAAGCGAAAGAACAAAGAGCGATACGTGGCTTAAAGGGCAAATTCAACTCAACGCTCCCGAAATCAACGAACTTTTGCGTGAAATGATGTATTACTACAATCACGGTCCGGTCGAAATCATAATGAAAGCGGAAGACCAATCGCCATTTATCGAAAGACAAAAGGCAAACGGCGACAGTTTCAGCGCAGGCAATATGAGCGAAGAATTGTATGTTAAAATGACTTACGGCAACACCTTGACAAAGGACGAACAAGACCGTGAAATTGCCTATCTTAAAGAAACAAAAGACAGAAGAGATAGGCAACAAGATACTATGCTTTCTTCGTGGAATAAATAGTTTCACAAGGGATAGTGTATAATAATAATAAGCAACACGAACGCACAAAGGTCAGTAGTGTAAAGGAGAACTATGCTTACCAAATGGCTGATTAAGGCTCTTGAAAGACACGGGAAGATGACTGCCGAAGAGCGTTCCGCCGTTCGCAAGTTGGGCGAAGAACCCATAGACGAAATTAAGCAGAAATCTAATAAAAAGTCAAAAAGGAGAATTAAAGCAATGCAAGACGAAACCAAAGTAACCGAGAACCAAGAGGTCAAACAGGAAGAAATCAAAAAAGTGGACGAAGAACAGCAACCCGAAAAAGTTGAAGAACCCGTCAAAGAAGAACCTAAAACTGAAAACCCCGAAGTTCAAGAAGTCGAACCTGTCGGCAACGGAGTAAGAGTTGAAGATTTAGTTACCAAAGACGAACTTATGGAAAGATTGTCCGCCTTTGAGGCAAAATTCGACGCACTCGTTAAAGAAAACACCGACTTAAAAGACCAATTATCCAAGTCGCAAGAAGAAACGAACGGCTTAAAAGAAAAATACGAAAACAAAGACTTCGGCAACGTAAACCGTCAAGGCGTTATCGAAAAGGATAAGTCCGCAAACGAAACCTTTGATAGTTATGCCAAACAGTTTTTGTAAAAAAAATTCATTTATAAGGAGATACCACGATGGCATTTGTAGCACTGAATAATTTCGACGTTGAACACGCAAGTTCAATGTTAGTTTATGAAAACTTATTCCCCGAAATTCAACACATTAACGGAAAAGGTTGTGTTGATAAATACACCAAAACTTCCGACGTTGAAGACGTAACTTACATCGACGTTATGAGGGTACTGCCCTATGCTCCGAGATTTAGACAACTCGGCGCAACCAATAACGGCTCATTCCATAACCAGAAAAACGAGGGCGGTTTCAACAACGCTCCGCAGTCGACCAAGTACACCATTCCCGTGGACTTGATTTACGACGAGGGTGTCGCGATTACTTCTTCGCAAATCTATTCTAACCCTATCGCCCTGAAACAAGTCGTCCTTGCACAACTTGTCAAAACGGCTGGTATGGCTATTAACATTATCACTTATGCGAAACAAATCGAAGGCTTCTTCCGTAACGGCGATAACTTCGACAAGGCTCTTACTCACCAAGTAGGCGCAATCGTAAAAACCGATATTAAAGCAGAGGAAATCGCAAGCGCAATCTTCGCGTTCGACCCCACCGTTGCGGCAACCGACGCCAACAGCGCACCTAACGCTTTCCTTTCGGCAAACGAAGAACTCAACGACGGTATTCCCGAAATCGGCGCACTTACTGTTCCTGCGGAAGAAAGACAGGGCTTTATTACCCCGCAACTCAACAGAATTCTTAAAGGTCAGTATATGCAGAACGCAAGTGAAGCGTCCGCTCGTATCCTTGCAACGGGCTTTATGAACCCGTATTCGGGACAAGAAGGCGCGCGTATCAACAGCAGAACGGGCTTGTGCGGTATGTATGACGGCGTTGATATGTTCCTTTTCAACAAAGTAACGAGAAAATTCGTCTATGTCGCACTCGGCGTTCTCGGCACGGCTAACGACGCTGCAACCGATACTGCTGCTGTTCGTGGCTTGCTTGACAGGCTCGCAGGTATGATTGTTTACGGCGCAGGCACTTGCCGTGGTATCGTCGGACCGTCCGTGGTCGCGAACCCCAACACCTATTTCGGTGGTGTGTACATTCTCCCGAAGATGAAAGTAGGCGTTGAAGTCTTGCACGGTGCAACGATTAAAGTTCTCCAAGACGCAGGCGCAAGTCTTGCCAACAAGTGGACTGACGAAAACATCGCGCTGATTATGAACACCATCAAGTTCACGCCGATTGACGGCAAAGTCGTAACGGGTAACAGTGCGGTTGCTGGCTTTAACGACGGCACGACCAACTAATAACTTTTAGAAAGAAGTGGTAGGGTAAATTCCCTACCATTTTTTTTATTTATGTGTATAATATAAGTAAGGAGATGGAATATGGCAAAAGTAGCAAGATGTGGATATGGCTCGCAAGGGCAAGGTTTAGGAAAGACCGTTGACGGATATACCTACATAGTCAACGACAATGTAAGGTCGGGAGATAAGATACAAGTAGTTGCCACCGCAAGGAACGGCAAAAAATTTGCCACGACCGCAGTTCCAAGAGAAATGCAAGTACACTCGGAAAACACCTTAAAGGGCAAACTTATGAAACAAGAAGCGGAAAGCAAAGGCAAAGAAGTCATAAGGGCATATTCGGGAAAAGAACTCGGCACGAAAGGCGACAAAAAAGTTCCCGAACAGTCGCCGATTAAGGGCATTGAACCGCAAAGCGAATACACTTTGAGAGCAAGGGCGGGCAACCTTGACAAATATATGCAAGACCACCCCGACACAAAACTCACGAAACACGCGCAAGAAACTTACGATAGTTATTCAAAACAATTCATTAAAGGAGAATAACAATGGCATACATTGCACCGTTTTACACAAAAGAACAAATAGACATTATGGGCGAAGATTTGTTGCACTATCCGTTCAGCGACGATGACGCCGTTTATATCGGAATAGACCACCAATACGAACTCACGAGCAAGTATTTCCAAGAACGCGGAAGAAATCTCGAAGTCGAGATTGACGGCAACCAGCCCGACAAAGTGCGGATATGGCTTTCGGCGTTGAGAAGAAAATTCTACACCAAAATATACAATACCAACAAAAGCACGCGCCAACAACTCAACTACATTATCGCAGTACGCGGAATAAGGGGCTACACGCCATTTGAATACCGCCAAGCCTTTTTAGAGGCAATGTTTATCGAGGGAGAGTATTTGCTTGATAACGGCGATATTTCGGGCGTTGCTGGCATAGACCTTGACACTATGCAAAATATGAGCGAAGATGTTGTGCGTAATCAAGAACGCGATTTCCATAAAGACGCAATCGAAATGCTGAAAACGCTCGGGCTTCGCTATTATGGAAGATACAGCGTAATTCCGCAAGGCAACGACTGGTAGGTGCGTTATGAAAATGAAATTCAAGTCAACCGTAAAACTCCCGAAAGGCTTACTCTATAAAAGATTTGTCGGGCTTGAACAAAGCATAAACCTTGCAACGATTTACAAGACTTCCGATAATTTGTTATGGACTTTCGACCATAAAACACTAACTTTTTCAAAAACAGCAGAAGCACCGAAAACAAGCAAAATAGTCATAGTTAGCGACAACACTACTATCTTGCAATACCAAAACACTTACTTTAAGTACAACGGACTTGTGTGGCAAACTTTAACGGAATTGCCCGGAAACATAACGCTACTCAACGCAACCTTTAACAACATAAGTCGCTACCAAACCAACAAATATTACTTTGTGGGCAGTTTCGATTATATGATTAAAGGCTCTATCGAGGGTACGGAAACGCAATTTCTTAAAGGCAACATTATTCCGCTGACTTCGCTTAACATTAAGTATTTTAGCGACGATATTCAACTCCACGAAGAAGATTTGGTCGTCATAGACAAACACCTTTACTCGGTCGAAAACCCCGAAACGGTCGTCAAGTATAACCCGAAACCTTATAGGGTACACTTCGCTACCCTTAATAGCATTTTGTAACTATGGCAAATAGGTATTCGCAAAACTTTACACTTGTCGATATTTTCAACAACAAGAAACTTCGGGGCAAACTTCCGTTGATAAATTATCGGGAAAAAGAACTCGAAAACGGCAAGGTTTCAAAGCGCACAAACGCAAAAACAGTCAATCGACAAGTGTTCGACACGGCAAAGTCGGGCGCAAGACCTTATTACAAGCCAATGGTGGCACATCAGAGCGGTGATACACTCATTATCGGCGGAGAACTCGTCGGGGAGTTAGACGACGCTCAAAACGCCGTTTACGAGGCTTTGTTGGCAAAGAAACAAATTATTTTGTTTACGGCTAACAATATGGATATGATAAGGGACGCGCTTAAAGAGGCGGAAAAGAATAGGCGCAGTTATGGGGTGCAAACGAAACTACTTCTTCGGGTGCAGTCAATGCAACAAATAGAGGGTATGACGGAAAAGCAAGTTTCGTATCTTATGAACGACATAATGGAAAACATAGTTTACGGCGACGATTTTCCCGCAACTCAAAAGAAGTGGAAAGTGCAAGAAATGGTGGTCAAAAGTCCGTTGAACTATGAGCAACGCAAAGAAAAATGGCTACAAAAGGTAGGAAAGCAATGAGAACGATATTTACACTTACGGATATTAAAAATATCATAGACAAGATTTTCAACGGCAATCTTTGGGCGTACAAAAAGACGAACGGAAAGGTAACTTACAATAACCCGAATAGCGAGCCGATTGTGCTTATTGACGAGGGTAGCGGAAGCCGAAAAGAGATTGACCTTGCAGAGTATTTGAACATAGAATTTTACAAGTGGAAAGACCACCTTGTGTCGGTTGACGAGCAAACTTACGATGACGACCAAAGTCTTTCGGTTTTGGACGACTGGGTGCGGAGTTTGAACTTTTCTATGAACCAAGCCTATGCTTTGGTGGAAAAACTCGACAGCGAAGTTGTGGCGAGCCAAGACATAGACAGCGAAACCATACTCGGACGAATTAGTTTTCTTATTCAAGCCGACAAAGTGAACAACCTTGACTATTATGTAACCAAAATCAGAAACGCATTTTTGGGCAACCCGCAAGACATACAAAACTCGTTCGGGAACATCATTAAAGCGTATATTTTGTTGGGCGACTTGACCTATGAGCAAGAGCCGTTTATGACGCCTTTGGGCGAAACGGTTGTCGTAACGAGCAACTTTTCAATTAACTATCTTGCCGACGCCTTGACCTACGGCGACACGGAAGTGCAAATATCGCTTGACGGCGACGATACATACGACGAGAACGGGAACATTGTGGGCGAAACGAAATACCTTACAATGCCGATAACAAAAGCGACGTGGCAAAACATTTTCACGTCCACGCCGTTAGTAACGCAAAATCGTCCTGACTTGACGGGCTTTTTGGTGCAGTCTTTGCAAACCGTAAAAACGTTTTCGTTCTATGATTTCAATAAGCCCTTAACAATGAAATTCAATGACATTTTTTGGCGTTGTGCGTGCATTAGGTACGACGGGAAACTTGAAGTCGCAAAAGACGTAAATATTCCGATTTTCATAAGAATAAAGAGCAACGAGCATACTTACGTATATAAAGACGTGATTGACAATATGCAAAAGGTCATTACGAACAACGACTTTAACATTTCGAGCATTACCACAAGGGGCTGGGGCAAAGTATAAGGAGATAGACTATGCTTTATCAATCGGGTACGCAAAGAATTGAAGTTATCGTGCGGAAAGACGGCGGTGTTGCAACAAAAGGCGCGAAACAAAAGCCTGCCGAAGAAGTATCAACGGGGGAAACTTCGTCCACTTCAAGCGGTAAGAAACAAGCAAGCACCTACGCACAGTCCGCGCAATTTCTCCGTGTAAACATTACTCACGGAGTAGCGATAAGCAAACAACTTATCAATACGGGCGTGAATTACGCTATTCAAGGTATGGGCGACAAGTACGGCGACCAAGCCTTGCAAGAACTTGCCCAGCGCAAAGCAGAGATTTTCCAAGACGCGACAGGCTTTGCCTCGACCGTTGCTATGGGGGCAACCTACGGGGCGGCGGGTGGACCGTTAGGAATTCTATTAGGAACAGCGTTCGGGGTGATTTCCGCTTCAACTTCTTTGGGCTTCAAGTACACTACAAAGGCAAGAGATTTCGATTACAAAGTTTACAAAGAAAACAATGCGATTGAATACAACAGGGCAAGGGCGAGCATAAGCCTTACGGCGGGGAGATTGAGATAAATGTTTACTGTTCAAATACACAAATACGACAGCACGAAAGACGGGTATAGGGGCGAAGATTTTTCCCGCTTTCTTGCACAAGGGCAAGATTTAGGCGAAGATATTACGCAAGTTCTTGACACCGCCGAGATTACATTGTACGGGCTTCCGTCAAAAAAGGCGTTTGACCCCGAAACAAAATTTATCATAGACGTATTAGAGAACGGCACGATTGTTTGCACCGTTCATTTTTCCGTGTCGAGAGATATTGTAAGTCAGCCCGTTATGAGCGACGACAACTATTTCGACCACCATATATCTTATATTGAGCCGAGCGTGGTATCGCAAAAAAGGCTCGTGGACAACATTGCAAGCACTTATAAACTGAAAGATGTGAGTTTGGAAGAAAAGCCTGCCTATCCGAGCGGGAGCGCGGGGTTTAACCTTTTGCCGAAACATTCACCACCGTCAATTAACTTTGGTGTTTATGAAAGCAACAACAAAGCATATAGAGTTTCGGGAAAATTCTTTGATTTAGACGGGGAGTTACTTCTTTTGAACCAAAGCGGTGGGGCTTTTCAATCGCAATACATTGATATTGAAAACTTTAAGACCGACGACGGGACATACAAGGCGAGATTTAAGTTACCCGCTCTTTCAATCTTATATGGAAAAAAAGACACAAGGAGTTATGAGTATAAAGGCGACGCTTCCGTTGATTATGTTATAAGAGAATACAACCTTAACTCTGAAACGCCTACAAGGCAGTGGACAAAAACAGTCATTTCAAACTCGAATTTAGGCACATCGTGGGTGACCGATGTTGGTGCGGACTATCAAAACATTATAAACGGGGAATGGCTGCTCGAACGGTGCGAAACGATACCAGGAACTCCTGGCGACATATTTGTTGATTACAAAAAATACACGGATAAGTCCGCGCCTGCTCCAACAGCGTCTTCTTATCTTACGGACTTTTTCGACATAAAAAAAGACTGTCGGTATGAACTAACCGTTTCGTTACATCAATTCGACGATGAGTTGCCCAATGTTCCAATTTCTGGTGGGGAAAGAAGAAAATATACTGGCGAACAACCTACTTTCTATCAAGAATATACCATATCTATTGAAGATGGTAAGGTAAATAACAATAACCTTTATATGACCGCGCAAAACACGAGCGGAAAGGCGGAGTTCGTAACATATAGTGTTGATAGCAAGAAGATAGTTTATTCGTCGTCCACGCCGTATTCTGCGCTTGCTTTATTGCAAAAAGCGATAGTGAATTCGGGGCTTTACGAAAAGAAAGACGGGGCGTACATTGCCGACGTAAACAATTCGGACATACCGTTTTACATTGACGATAATTTTAGGGACGAACTTGCCGCGACGCAAATTATCGAAAACTTCTATAACCAAAAGAACCTTTGGGAAATTATGGTAGAAGTTGGGAATTACATACACGCAATACCCGAACTGAAATTCGGCGACAACGACAAGTATATGATTACTTTCAATCGTTTGGGGCGCACGGACGAGCAAGTTAAACCAAGCACAAAGACTTCTTTGTTTAATAGCCGAAGTGTTGAGGACTACATTTGCGCGACTTCTTCGTACATAACGAATATGGTACAGTTGGGCGGCTACATAGAAGAATGGGTGTCGCCGAAAACAACGCACGAGCAACTTTTGGTGTCGAACGATACAGCGGAAATTATCGTGTCAAAGCCTATCATAGAACTTATGAGCATAAAAGTTAGGCGCAACAGTGACGGGGCAATCGCCGATATGACCGACTACATTTACGAAGATAATGTTTACAAAACGCTTTCTATCGACTTTGACGTTGTGCCGAATAGGGGCATTGCGCTGTATTATAAACTCGGCACGAACATAATCGCTGGTGGCGACTATCAACTGCCGCAAAAAACACCAAACATTTATTCGGACTATGCGATAAAAAAGGTCATCTATTGTGCGTTCAACGGGTACAACCCCGTAAACCCTGCGCCGACTTCTGGCGAATGGACGACCTTAAAAGTCAACGATTATTCGTTCTTTGTGCGGTATAGGACGAAAGACAGCGTGCGCCAAAACCATATCCGTCCCGACTTACGCAAATATTTGCTAAATTCTAAATGGGATAGATACCCCGAACACAATCAGTTTAACAACCAAACGGACGTTGTTGTCGATAGCATAAAGTTTGGTAATCAAATGTTCGGCAAACTCATAAGGACGGGTAACAACTCGTATGACATTTACGAATGGCACGACAACTGGGCAGATGTAAAGCATAAGGGCGAACTCTACCGCATTGACGGAGAACTCTATTATGTGGCGAAAGTAACGCATACAATTATGCACTCGTGCATTATCAGCAAAGTGTCTTATAGCAAGGACTACAACGAATTAAGCAATATCATAGGTATTCCGAGCGAGCCGAGATTTTACGAGATTAGCGAACAAAGTCTTATTTGGCGCGAATTTGCTATCAATGACTTGTTGCTATTAACCGATGACGAAAACGACTTGTCTTTTGGCTCAAACTATGTATTCAACTACGACCATTTGGCGAGCCTTGTCGCTGGCGCGGGAACGGACTTTGCGAAGTACGCCGTAACAGTTTTCAAGGGCGATAAGGACACGGGTGTTTACGACCAAACCGTTGGGCAAAGCGACTTGTATCTTGAAGTTATAAACCCGATAAACGCCTATTCAAGCGAAACTACATTGACCTACGAATACGACATGGCGGACAACTATTCCGCTGGCGATAAGGTCATTGTGTCGCCTAAAATAGACAGTTCAACGGCAGTGTTGAGCAAGGGGGCGTACAATTCAATGTGGGCGGTCAAATACACCGATATTTACGGACGCGCGGCTTTATTGGACTTCTACATTTTGGGGAGTATTGGAGTGCCTACGCCCACTGAAACAATGGCTTTCCCCGAAAGTCCTATCACAACAAAGGACAACACGGCTGATAAGTTTGTCGGCAAATATGATGTTCTCGCAACAAATGTTAAGGCGTTCGACACAAACTTTAACGGGCGCGGAATAGGTTTGTTGAAAGACTGCCGAGAAGCAATTTCGGTCAACTACAACTTGCAAATGATTACGAATAGCGACACGTTCGTTTTGTCGCCTTATGTGTACTTGCCGAAAAAGTCGAATTTGCGGTTGGTATTGCTTTCCGAAGAAGTGAACAAACTTTCTTCGGGGTATGTTGATAATAGCGTTATTATACCGCCTATGGGCAAAGACGGAACGCAACTTAACAAGTATTTTACCTATGCGATTGACAAGTCCGCGACGGCTACAAACCCCTTGAACGGCAACAAGACAGTCGTTACAAAGTTTGGCATAGACCTTGAAACGGTGTTCGCAAATGTTTCGGACAATCATTTTGTCAATACCGATGGCTATCAAAGAGTTAAGGCGATAGCGTTGTTATGCGATGTTGCGCTTAACCCCGACGAGGGCGCGGAAAGTCCGCCCTTGCCGTACAAGACACAATTTGTCATTGCAAGGAATATTCCCGAACACTTTACGAGAGCGCAAGCATTGAAAAAATGGGTATGGGGTGCGCCGAACAAAAACATATTCAGCAATAAGCAATGAGAAAGGGGCGTTTTGCCCTTTTCTTACTTAAAGCGTATAATATAAATAAAAGTATATTTAACGAGGTTAAAGCAATGAATACGATTAAGATTTATTTAGCAGAAAGTGGCAGAATTGCCGATTTGCAAAAAGATTTCCCCTTGTATCAAGGGCAATTTCAAAACAAACTCTTAAACATTTTCGTTCCTACAAGCATACTTGCGCCTGAATTTTCGTCGCAATCTTCTTCCTATGTCGCCGCAACGTCGGTGAAAATAGGTATGACCTACACGGCAAGGGACGGTGCGATTAAGGTCAGCAAAAACTATTATATGCGCTATCTTAAAACGCTTGTCTATAAGGGCGTGGAATACGCATTGTACGAAAGAAAGTTGCCGAAAGAGTTTACTTTTTATGCTGGGCAAGGCGAAAACTCTCCTGTTTTGATTGTCAATGTGGTGAATATCGACACGGAAGCGGAAACGCCTGTCGTTCTTTCGGTCATTACGAGCCAAACTTGTCATTTAGACGTTATGGCAAGCACTAACCTTGACAAAGACGAAGATGTTGAGCCGAGCGAACTCGAAAACTTGAACGCGCAAGTGCAGGCTATTAACGCAACTTTGCCGTTAAAACAAGACAAGACGGACGATACCCTTACTACCGACGATAAGACTGTTGTCGGGGCGATAAACGAAGTTGACGGACATACGGACGAGAACACCGCAAACATTTCAAGCAATACCACAAACATAAGCGATTTGCAGTCGAGGGTAACTACGCTTGAAAACACGGTGTCGGGTGCTGAAACGCCTGTCGGAACTATGAAAGGAACGACACTTCCCACGAACGACGAACTTTCGGCGTTTACCCTGTCGGAACTTGGGAGAAACCCGAAACCGAACGATAGCATTATCTTTGTGCTTGAAATAGTCGGAGCGACGGACAAAAACTACAAATACATTTACGGCGACAACAACAAATGGAACAGTTTTGAAATACCGCCTATCGAACAAGCAAGCAACGGAAGTTTGGGCGTGATTAAAGGCACGTTCGGCATAAACTCGACAAATAACGTGTTGGTCGATATAACGGGCGGCGAGATTAAAAACGTCTATTACAAAGACAATGAGGGCGTTTACAGAAATATCCAAACGAAAATTAATCTGATTGACGTTTTGCAGACTAACATTGTCAACGGCACGCAAGTTGTCGGAATATCCACAAAAGCATTACAAGACCAACTCGGCAATGTTATAAACTTGACTTACGCGAAGCAAAGCGACGTTTACACGAAGTCCGAAAGCGATAGCAAGTATCTTCCTATTACTTATACGAATATTTACTATTATTCGGCTGACGGTTTTGTTGAAAATGTGCCGACCACTCCTGCAAGCGGTATTCAATTCACAAAGACGGTGAACGCAATCGGCACGGCAAACGTGTTTTCGATTGACAGAGTTTTGACTGGCAACTACAACTTTACAAAGAACTCGACCGACCGTTCGGCAATTTGGGTTAGCGCGAATAGAAAATGCTCGGTGCAATTCAGGCTTACGACAAAGGTCAAGAAAGTAGGGCAAGCGGAAACTTTGTTGTCGGCTGAACTTACGAACGAAATCGCACTTGCGGCGGACACTCCGACACTCGTTGAAATATCGTCTATTTATTTGGCGTTAGGGAACAACAGTCTAAAAGCAAACGCTGGCGACACTTTCACGAAGTCGTTAGATGTTATCACGACCGAAAGCACGGAAACTACGATAAACGTGTATTCAAACGCTGTTTATCCGTCAACGTTCAATTTAGTGGCGCAATCAATTACTTTTGACGTGAACACATTAAACGGTATGAAGTCAATCAACGTGCTTACTACCGATTGGACGGCAAATACGGACGGAACTTTCAGCACGACCATACCGCAAACAAGACACCAGCAAGCACCGAACACGAATTATTTTATCGACTTGCAAGAATTAGTTGCGGCGAATACCTACGAAAGAATAGCGTTTTCAGCAAAGATAGACACGGACGGCAATATTACGCTCACAACGACGGAAAAGTTAGATTGCGTGTTGTTGATTGCGTCGAGCATAACGGACGAAGAAAGGGGCATTTTGACTTTGACAAACCCTGTGGCATTGCCTGCGATAGATTATACGACTTTCGGCGCGTTGAGAATTGAGCAAACCGAAACCGCAACGGCATTGACCTTGCCTGCGCCCGCCGATGTTGGAAAATTCGCGACTTTCTTTGTGTCGAACTCCGCAACAAGCACGAAAGAAATTTCGATAAACGGCGAAGACATAAGCATTAACAGCGGAATGCAATTCAAGTGGAACGGCAGTCAATGGCAAGTTGGCGAACAGCCGACCGACACCGACGAGGTTTACGACAAAGACAAGAGCCAACTTTTGAGCAAGACCTTGCAAGATATGCAAAGTGCAACAAGCAACAACTCGGCGGCACTCAAATCAAAACTTGACGACGATTTGGGCAACGTTGACCTGACCGGGCTGGGCGAAAAGGTTTTCGATTGCAACCTTAACAAGTCGATTTACAGAGAAACCTCGACGGGCGTTGACCTGACTTCCCTCGAATACGACGGACAATACAACATATCTTTGGTGTTTGACTTTACGGCTGATAATCAAACTATCACTCAAAACATACCGCAAGCGTTGAACTCGACTATTGATATCAGACTTGCGTTACAGCAGGGAAGCACATACCACACGGGTTGCAAGGTCGTTTTAACGCCCGTAAATGGGGCTACAATCAACGGAACGGCTTCCACGGTAGAACTTACCGCCGATGGATATAACGGCACTCTTAAACCCGACACGGACGGGCATTGGCTATTTGATAGAATAGGCGAAGTCGCGGCGATTAAAGTGTCGGACGGAACTACCGATATCGAAACGGCAAAACTTGTTGCGGATAGTGCAAGCGGGTTGGAAGTTTATAAAGACGGCGCAAACACGGCTGGGTTGAGAATAAAGCCTGCGATTCTGGCGAAAACGGCGGCGGACAACTTCTATGCGAAATTAAACGGCTCGGAATATATCAACTTTAACGGTATCGACGGCAAGATTTGGGCTGGCGATATTGAGGCAAGCGGAAGTTCTTATGTTTATGCCGAAAAGAACACAAAGAGCGTTATTTGTCAAGCGATTGGCGACGACACGGAAACAGCGTTTTCGATTAAGTTCGTTGCGGACTTTGGCGACGTTGAAGCACAAAGCGACGGCTATGTTTCGATATATGCACAAGACAACGCAACGGGAACGATTTTGACCGACGACAACGGCAAGCCTTTGGGTGTCAAAGAATACTTTAAGACGGGCGATAAAATCACGAGATTAGTTGCTTACGGAATTAAAACTTTCTCGTCAATGGTAAAGGTTGGGTTTGTTGTGGAAAACGGCTTTAATGAAGTTTTGGAACTCACGCAAGACACTTGTTATTCTATTCAGTCCTTGCAAGTTGGAAAACAAGTCAGCGCAGGCGACAATGCTTTCGATATTGCGACGGGGTTGAGATGGGACAAACAATTCAGGTATTACTACAACGACCTTTTAAGCCTTGACTGGCTCAAAAACGAAACCGTGGCTGAACAAACGCTTGCGGACGGATTCTATAATTACAACGACGGACTGCACGTTGACGTTACGGGGACTTTGAAATTCTCGGTGGCGAACGGAAACATTAAACTTTCGGACGACGGCTCGAACATAGTCTTTTGTGCTTTTGGCAGGGTGTTTGACCGCATAGACACGGCAAACCTTAAAGGCAAGACTTTGAACGTTGCTTTCAAGGGCGAGAACAAAAATAACGCGTGGGATATGCGACTTTTGATCTATACGGGCGCAAATGCTGGGGTTTTTGACAGCAAGATTGTTACGGGAATTACGGACGGCAATTTGACTTTGGCGAGCGGTTGGACGCAAGTTTCAAGTATCTTTATCACCGAAGATGTTTCGGGCGAACACGAAGTCAGTGGGACGTTTGCTATCCCGACGACAGCCTTTGACAGAATGGCGATAGTTATCACTCCGAACGCACAGCAAAACCCGAACTCTATCACGATTAAAGACTTTAACGCAAGCCTTGCAACCGGTTTTACCGATAGAGAGTTGATTTTAGGCACGACGGTGAGAGAAGAACACTTGCGCTATGACCGGACTTACGCAAAGTTTGAAGACAATAATCAAGGCTATGCACAAATAAGGTACACGATAAACAGTGGCGCAACAAAACTTCCTTTCGGCGAAAAAACGAGCGGAAACGGCGCGATTAAACTCGTAAAGATTTGGCAAGACAATGCGAAACTTACGGGCGAGGGTGGACTTAACTTTACCAACAAGGACAAGGTAACAATGCGTGTGAGAATTCCTTTGCATAGGGGCGAGGGTGCGACGGGTGTTGAAACGACGACCTTTGCGATTTATCGCCGAAGTGCAGGAACGGACACGGAAGATATCGCAAGCCCGACGAACTTTGACATTGCGAACTTTGCTGAAATTGCTGGAACAAGTCAAGCGTTTGTTGTCGAGGGAACGGACACGGTTTATATCAATTATGTGACTTCGTTTACGCTAAATAAAAACGGGGAAACGATAATTCTTGTGGGCAAAACAACACACAATGACGGAAGTTATATCGACATTACGACGAAAACGCCGTTGATTACAAATATTCAAGGAATTGAAATTGTTTAGGAGATAAGAAAATGAAACAATTAACTCAAAGCGAAATAAGGAAAAACGGAAAGGTTTACAAAAATGTTTCTTCGCCCGCAACCGAAGGGACTATGAAACAAGTAACCGACATTGTCGAGAAAGACGGTGTTTTCAGTGTGTCGACCGACGGGGGGAAAACTTATTCCCCCGCTGGCGGTGCTGCTCCCGAAGCATTACCGCAAGAAGCGAGTGTGTTGAAGAGCGGGAACTTGCCTACAAGCGGGTGGGAGAAAACAGGTTTCCAAACTTTTTGGGAAGGAAGTGTCAGGTGTCCGTCGTCATATACATTTCTTGGAACTTCAAAAGAACTTGCAGATATTTTATATTCCGACGATACCGCATATATGGTAGTAGATTATAACTATTCCTATTACGGTGATTATACAAATAATAATGTTGCGTTCAAGGACAAAAATAGCAGTGCCACGGTAAATGATATGACTGGCATATCTTTCCGAAAAAATTATCAGGTTGACAATCCGACGATTTTCATTTCAAGAGATGGAAAAATGTACGGAAAAGGTGACACTTTCGCAAGTTCGGCGCACGCCGTTACTTATACTCGTATTGGAACATCGACCATTTCGCAACAATTCTACACCATCTCCGACACTTCCATAACCCCCAACAGCGACGTTCTTATGGAACTCACGGACGACGGCGGAGTGAAAGCGCAAGCCCTTGAAAGCGGAAAAATCACAGTCATACGCGACACCGTGCCGACACAGCCTATCCCGTACACCTACAAGGTCAAGCAGACGAACGCAAGCGGACAGTTTACGCTGGTAAATCACTATGTGCCGAATGTCCCCACAAAGACAAGCGAACTGACGAACGATAGTGGGTTTATAACAGCAAGTGACATACCGACTATTCCGACGAGTTTACCCGTTACTTATAAGAAAGTAAGCGGGGAGTTGCCGACAACGGGTTGGAACGAAATAATTGTCCAAAATTTACTAACTAAAAACATATCCGTTATACAAAGCACAACACTAACCGAAACAAATAAAATATATTCTCAAACCATAGATGCGAAATATTATGGAGTATTGCAAGGTTGGAAAATAAAACTTTTGGGAGATAATAAAGTTTATGACGCTGTAACCGCTATGGTGACTGTCGGCAATGAACAATATATGGAGATAAGTTATAAGGCAGTAACTGGATTTAAGTTTAATATCTATTTAGATAAACAAGGAAATATTTTTTATGCTGACCACGGTAGCGGCGGTTCGACATACACGTTTTCGGGATTGTCAAATTCTACTGTTACGTTACACACATACACCAT